TAGGAATGTTAATTACACATTTCCATATGCGCTTGCTGATGGCACCATTTCGTACCAAGTATTTCGTGGTACTCTCGAGCTTCATCCAGAAGTTCCCTTCTCAGTTGTTACTGAGATACGGAGGACTGGGGCTCAGCTGTTGGTTGATTCTGAACTTGACGAATTCTACAATCTCGGAACTGTCCGGTAGTGATTGGATAGTCAAAGAGTTTTTGGATGGAGTTTGGTTCTAATTTAACCACTGGTGTATTGCTATGGTTCAAACGAAAAAATCAGTTACATTCAGTACTGATCGGGTGGCAGCAGGTATTTGGCTGTCCTTGGTAAGGGATTTCCGTATTTCTGAAGGCCATGATTTCGGCCGTAAAGCAGAGTGCGAGTTGATGAAGGGCATACCGGCGTTCAGGAAGTATTCTTTCCCTGAATTAGGTGTGGTCTCACCAGCACGCTTCAAGCGTTACAAACAGCTTGAGTCTCTGTTTAAGAAATACAAGTTCCGCGATGACTCGTATGGCGAAGAAGAACTACGCAAGAGGACTCTCGATTTACACCGAGAGGACCAATTGCGTATCGCCGAGTTCAGGCGACCTAGTACTAGTACGTTGAAAGTTCTACAGCGTGCTCGGAAGATCGCACGGCAGATTTTGGGGAAGTACAGCCCTGAAAAAACTGTTGAGAATGCGCGGTTCGGCGAAAAGAGCTCCATTGGATGCCCCCTGTCCGTTGCATATCCTGACATAAAACTGTCAAGGATAAAGGCATTCACAGGCTCATCAGAGTGTGTTAAGTGGTTCATGGAGAATTACCTACCAGGTGATCCTCTGTTAAATGAAATCTTAGGTGCCACGGTCTTACAACCGAAGTGTGCCGACACCTTAACGCACGAATCCCTTAATTTAGTCCTTGTTCCGAAAACTTGGAAGATTGAACGACCAATAACACCTCTTACCCTTATAGCATTGTTTTATAGCTATGGTGTGGCGAAGCAAGTTGAAACTGCTTTAGCCGCATATGGGTTAGACATCCGCAAGCTTCAACAGCGGCATGCGTTACTGGTTCAAGGTTATTCGTTGACCCTGAAAGGGGCTACGGCTGACTTACATTCTGCGTCTCAGTCGATTACGGCTGAGCTGTTAAATTTTGTGTTGCCACGTGAGTGGTACACGGCTGTGAAGAAAACCTTTTGTCATCAGCTAGTAGTCGATGGCCGAATGGAATATTCACCGTCTGTTCTCCCCATGGGGAACGGTTTAACATTCCCAGTTGAGACGCTCGTGTTTTATTCTTTACTGCGAGCGATTTCGGAACTTAGCGGAATAAAAGGGCTCATCTCGGTTTATGGAGATGATTTAATCTACCCTTCGGCAATGCATCCATATGTGGCTTCAGTTTTCCCGAAGCTAAACTTGGTGCTTAACCTTGATAAGACATTCGTCAAGGCGCCATTCCGCGAATCCTGTGGTAGCGACTACTACAGAGGTTGCGACGTACGACCTGCCTTTTTGTCCGGCAATGGTTCTGTACGCCTTTCTTCTTCCAAGTATCTAACTTTCCTCTATAAGGCTTACAACAGCTTACGGAGGAGATACGATGCTTGCGAGATACGACAAACGCTGCAATATTTACTTGTTGAAATTGCGCAGCATGCGAAGTGTCTCTACAGGGTCCCGCCGAGTTATCCAGACACGGCGGGCATTAAGGTTGATGACTTTTCCGAGATTCCTCTTGGAACGGCTCTTCTACCCTGGTCTCCGATCACCTACCAATTTATCAACGGTAGCAAGTGGTTTAGTTTCGCATTCCTGCAAGAGGTTGCCCATAAGAGGGTAGTCTCGTGTGTCGCTCCGTATTACTGGATCGCACTTAAACAACAGGATGCTAACCAAATGCGTGACGTCATTGGCCCCGCCGGAAGGCGGCGTCGGTACGGCATGAACTTTTGGGATCTTGAGCCTAGCCTATACACCCGTTCACAAAAAATCGTGACCGGGCCTGTAGACGTACCGCCAGGTCTGACTTGGCGGAAGCAGTCTATGGGTGTAAGGCTTATCAAAAAGAGAAACGGGAAGATGAAGAAAGAACGCAAGTTTAGATACCTACCCGAGTGTAGCGTCCATAACAGG